CGAAACTCAAGGGCACGCAGACCGAAGCCGAGCGACAGGCTGCGCTCATCAAAGAGCACGCCGGTCGAATGCTGATGGCGCTCACGCCCGACCAGCAGAAAGCCATCAGTGACTTCGCTGGCGACAACCCGACTGAGCAGCTTCGGGCCATTCATCACTTCGCGCCCATCTGGGCAAAGCAGGCTGATGAGCTGGCGAAGGCAACGCAGACCGCAACTCTGCCGGCTGTGACGCCCCCAACGCAACCCGCCAATACGTCTCCTGCGCCGACTGCGCCACCGAGCAACGGTGTGACTTCGCCACCGGATTCGCGCGCCACCTACCAACACCTGCGCACGACGAACCCATTCGCCGCTGCTGCATACGGAAGCCTCAACCCAAAGGCTTACGAACAAACGTGATCCAACTCCGCACTCGGTGAGTCGGAGAAGACAACCAAAAAGGAAAGACTGAATGCCATCCTTTCAGCGGGCGACGATGCCCGAAAACTTCTACGACATCACCTCTGACATGCTGCTCGTGCAGCCGGAGCCTCAGTACTTCTATGCTGAGCTCTTTCTCGGTGCCCTCGGCATCAGCCTCCAGACGCCCAGCGAGATCGGTTTGCCCGGTCGCACCGTCGGCGGCAATGGCGCCCCGTATGCGCCCGAGGACCGCGACCGGCTGAAGCTCGCGAGCCCCATGTTCCGCGACGTCATTGCGGCTGAGGTCGACTTCGCCGGCAAGCCCGGCAACACGATCAAGATCAATCGTCCGGTGTTCGCGAACACGACTTACACCGAGGCAAGCCGTCGAATCGCTTCCGGCACCACGATCAGCACCACGCCGATCGCGGTGGGTAGTCAGCAGACGAACCTGACGCTGTACCGCTACGGTGGTCCACTCGACACCAACACGGGTGCGCCTGCCCCGCTCGCGATCGAGGCTTTCGACGCGCAGATGGGCGTGCACAAGGCGGCCGCGATCCACGGCACGCACTTCAAGCGCGACTTTCACCGCTTCATCGATGCGGTGCAGGTCTCCTTGCTCGACCTCGCCGCCAACGCCGTCTACCCCGACGGCATGACCGCGGTGAACGACGCGACCTCGACCGGTTCGTTCCCGATGACCTGGGAGCAGATCTGCCGCGTCGAGCGCGACATGGACACGGCGAATGCGCCGACGTTCAGCGATGGCTTCCGCGCGCTCGTTCTAACGCCCACGCAGCTCACGCAGCTCGGCCTGAACGAGACCTTCATCAAGGCGGGCAAGGAATTCCCGCAGTACAATATGCTCTTCCCGCAGTACGTGAAGAGCGTGAACAAGTTCCACATCTTCAAGTCGACGACCTTGACGGTGACGAACAACAGCTCGAGCGTTCCGATCCACTACGGCCACGCGATCGCCCCTGGCGCCCTGCTTGCCGGCATGGGTCGCGCGCCACGCGTTGCGCCGAACACGAACGACAACTACGGCGAAACCGTCCTCGCGGTCTGGCTTGCCGATCTCGCGTTCGGTCTCGCGAACAACGCCTTGTGCTACTCGGTTCGGAGCTCCGCGTAATGCTGAAGCGATCCATTCTGCATGTGGTCACTGGCACCGCTGACGGTGTCTCGATCGCCAGCCAGGTGAACGGCGCAAGCCTGTTCATGGGCAGCGACTCGAAGAAGGTCACCGACCTTTCCGCGGTGGTCACTGTCGACGCCGAGACGACCAACCTCACCCTGACCGCCAAGTGGCAGGGCTCCAACGACGCATCGACGTGGTACGACTTCGCGCACGGGACGAACAACGTGGCTGCGACCGTGCTCGCCACTGGTACCGGCGGCGCCGACGCTGCGGTCACGAAAGTGATCTCTGCGCCGGTCGGTATCGAGGGCTGGCGCTACTCGCGGCTCTCGCTCGTGGTCGGCGCCGCGACCGGCACCACGAACGATACCTACTCGATCGCGTACTCGTACAACCAGCACTGATCGACGGCTCTAGCCGATGAGCCTGTTGCAATCAGAGGTCACGCGCATTAGGGCCGAGCTCGGGTACCATGTGCTGACGGTCGACGCTGAGCCGTACATCTCGTATGTCTCTCTGTTCGACCAGATCATCCAGCCGTATCTGAGCTCGGGCGCCACCACCACCAGCTCAACAGCTGTAGCTGCAGCGACGACACCGACTCCAGTTGGTCTCGTTCTCGCTGACGCCACCGACTTCGTTGCCGGTGCGCGCGTCGTGATCGACGTCGACTCGCGGCAGGAGATCGCCACCGTCCAGAGTGTGAGCGGCAGCACCATCACGGTGATGCTGACCAAGGTCCATAGCGGCTCCTATCCAGTCACGCTCGAGGGCGGCGAATCACTGGTCCGCGAGACGCTGCGCCAGCTCTCGCTCACCCGTGAGCAACGCGGCAAGTCTGGTGGCCGTGGCGCGCTCAAAGAAGTGATCGGCGACGTCTCTTGGTACGACACCAACAAGAGCGCCTTCGAGTCTAGCAACGCCGAGATCATGGTGCTGCGTGATGAGTTGGCTGCTCTTTTAGGCGTACCGAATATGTGGCGGATGAAGGCTGCAGCTGGTCAGCGTCTGAGCGTCTACTAACGTGACCCTTCGCGACGAACTCTTGCCAACGGTCTACGAGGCCAGGGCGATTGCGGGTGACCTGGGGTTCAGGATGCACCGCGTCTACCTGGTCACGAGCGTCTCGAGCGGCACCTACGTCGGCGACGGCGTCCGCGACAATACCGTCACAGAGATCACTGAGGACGCAGGCCAGCCGCCGCGGATCCGCTGGCTCAAGGACGAAGAGTTGGCGCTCGGTGGTGGACTGCCAAAGGGCACTGTCGAGATCGGTCCGATCACACCGGCATTCACTGGCGGAGGCACCGACCTCTCGTCGCTCGACGGTAGCAACCTTGAGACAGGCAACGTTCGCCTACTCCGCATCGTCGGCCCAACGCATCCGAACGGCGCCGACTACCGCGTCCACGCGCTGACCAGCGACCGCGCGCTCCGCTACATGATTCAAGCCTTGCCTGCGGGCGTCCAGGCGCTCTGATGTCCGTCGCCGAGTCGATGCTCCAGAAATTCGGCGGGTTAGTCCTGCCTCCCTCTGGAGACGCCGAAACGGGTGGCGCCTCTCTCGACCCCGCTCGCGACATGCTCCTGGAGTTCTTCCAGGCGGTCATCAACAGCGAGCTCGGCGACGCATGGGTCGTGGCGACGGCTGGCCTTCCTGGTAACCACCCGGTCGGCAAGAGCGCCACTCCCGTAGCCTGGTGCTACCCCGACGAGCCGACGCAGCAGGTGCTGACGCAGGCTAAGGTGGCGTTCCCGATCCTGGCCCTGCATCGAAGCGGTGCTGGCACCTTTGGCGACTACGGTCTGGAGCGCGACAAGCTCACGCAGCCTTGGCGCCTTCACTACATCGTCGGTCCGCTAGACGTCTGCGACCAGCGCAAGCTCAAGGACTTCGGCGTTGCGGCAGCCAAGTGCATTCGGCTGGCTATTCGTCAGCGCCGTCACAAAGCCTACCAAAACGGCGCCCTCCAGTTCTTCAGCGACACCAGCGCGCTGGCCGGCGTTGAGCTTCAGTCGTTCGAAGTCGGGCCCGCGGTCTTTACCGGCGGCGACTCTGGCTCGCCTTTCTGGGCGGCTGAGATGGTGCTCGAAACGGTCGAGCTATCCGGCTGGGTCGAGGGCTCCGAGGAGTCTGGGCTCGACGGCATGGACCTCGTCGTTGGCGTCGGTGACGAGCACGAGATCGCGCCTGCACTGGTACTCGGATCGACTGACTCGGAGACGTAATGGCGACCATCGAATACACGATTGACGACTCCGCAGAGGTGGCGCTGAACAAGTCGGCGGAGCTGCTTGAGTCGGCATCCGAGGCGCTTGAAGCGGGCGACACCGAACGCTCGCGAGAGCTGATGCTTGAGTCACACATGGTGCTTGCGCGCCAGTTGGTGACGAACTCGATCAGGTTTCGTTAGTGGCCATCCAAAGCGCCGGACCGATCAACATCGCTCAGGTCCACAAGGCGCACTCGAGCTTCATCTCGCGGCACGCCCTGATGGTGCAGCGTGAAGCTGAGCAGGCCGGTCGCTTCGGCGTCCAGCACGTTCACGATCACCACAAGTTCAAGACGCAGACCGGCAACCTCGAGCGCAAGACCAGTCACAAGGTCTTCGTTAGGCGAGGAGGCAAGATCCTGCGGCTGCAGAACACGGCGCCCTATGCGGCTGCCATCGATCTCGGCGCTCGCCCGCACGTCATCCGACCGCGTCGAGCTCGCGCACTCAGGTTCATCACTCGCGGCAAGCTCGTCTTCGCTCGCAAGGTGAACCACCCGGGCAACAAGCCCTATCGCTTTCTCTACAACGCCGCAGACGCTGCCGGCCGTGTCCTTGGGCAAGGGCTCAAGGACGGCATGGAGCGCGTCGCTTCGCGCTTCTGAAATCAACCCGACGAGCTTCGCGCCGTCGGTCTCAAGGAACATCAATGCAGCTTGCATTCTATGCGAGAGAAGACGCTCTCGTCCGCTATCCGGGTCTGAATCCCGCGTTTGGGCAGCCAGCCCGCTACATCGGGCGCGAGTTCGTCGCTGGCGAGGTCGAGCGCGGTCCGGGCGGCAAAGAGCGAACCAGGGTGCCGGCTTCGAACCCGGCGACCAGGGAGCCATCGGTATTCGATTCCGAAACTCCTGAGGGGCAGGCTGCCGCACGCCACTGCCGCAAGCTCGCACTCTGGCCAGCTAACAAGGAGACCGCCGAGTTCTGCGGTGTTCCGTTCGTTGCTGTCGCATTCAGTGACGGCGCGTGGACCGAGAAGCCTGTTGCGGCGCCTAAGAGCGCTTTGAAGGAGTCCGCCTAATGGGTGCGCCCATCATTCCGATCACGGGCATTGACGGCAGCTGGCGCGTTCCTGGGCCATATGCCGAGGTGATCTTCGCGCAGGGGCCAGCCTCTGCCGCGACAGGGGTCCGAGAAGTCGTCTTTGTCATGCCGAAGCTTTCTGCCGGCACTTGGACGGCTACGACGACGCTCTACCCCGTCGGCAACGAACAGGACGTCATCACCGGCGCTGGCGAAGGTTCGCCGCTGCATCGCGGGATCCGCAAGTTCATGCAGGTGAACAAGGACGCGAAGGTATACGCGCTGCCCGTTGCAGAGACGTCTGGCGGCTCTCCTGTAGCGGCTACCTGGACCTGCCTCTACGCGACCAACGCGACAGCGCGTGGGACCACTACCGTGTACATCTGTGGCGAGGCCTGCAGTTTTACGTACGCAAGCGGCGACACCGTCACCACGATCGCGGCTGGCGTGAAGGCGGCAATCAACGCGAAGCCGTGGCTGCCTGTCACTGCCGACAACTCGTCTGGGACGCTGACCGTAACCGCGAAGCTACTTGGAGTCAGCCAGGGCACCGCCACCGTTCCCGTCATCAGCGCACGCGCCGAGATCTCTACCGGTACCGGAACGACAATCAGCGTTTCTGGCGCCCACCTCGGGACCGGCGTTGCTGGCGCCGACGGCACCACGACCGAAGCCGCAAACCTCGCGTCCGCGCTGGCAACGATCGACTCGACGCGCAAATACTACATCGTCAGCTCCGCAAACGACGCAACGAGTCTAGGTCACCTGAAGACGCACATCGTCAACAAGAGCGAGCCTCGGCGCGGGCTTCGCAGTGTAGCGATCACTGCCTACCCCGGCACCCTCGCCAACGCGACGACGTTGGCCACTGGCCGCAACTACGAGCGCCTTCAAATCCTCTGGCTCGAGAAGCCTGACAACGACTGCGCCGAGATCGCTGGCGCCATCGCCGGCATCCGCCAGAAGGCGGAAGCGCTGGATGCAACCGCGAACCTCGCCACCTACTCGCTCAGCGACATCCTTTCCAACTGCTACAGCAACGCGGATTGGCCGACTGACACCGACCTGAACGACGCGATCAACGACGGATTGTCGCCGATCCAGTCGACCGACTCGGGCCCGGTCTGGGTGATGAACGTCAACACCCGCAGCAAGAACGCGGCCGGCACCCAAGACGACTTCCGGGCGACTGAGTGCCACCGCGTGAGCGGCGCCGATCTGCAGGTCGACGAAGTGCTGGCCGACTGGCACCTCAACATGGCCGGCAAGAAACTCGAAAACGACACGTTCCTGGAAAACGGGAAGCCGAATCCGAATCAGCCGCTGCGCCCGAACGTGACGCGCCCATCGCTCTACAAGCCACGCCTGTTCTCGCTGTTGCGTGACTTCTTCAACCGCGGCCACTCACAGGAACTCGACGCAACGCTCGAATCGGTGCGCGTCGAGAAGAACGGTTCTCGACTTGAGTGCGGTTACAACCTGCACATCATCGATCACAACCTAATCGGTACGTTCCGCGTGGCCGAGGTCTCGACGGGCTGAGCGCCTGAAGGAAAACGAACATGGCTCTCCAAGACGGCGCTCAAATCAAGGTCATCATGAATGGTGGCCCAGTCACGCTCGTAAGCAGCATCAGCCGACGCACCGAATCGGGCGTCGTTCGCATCGAAGTTCTCGAAGGTCTCGCCGGGTTCAGTCACAGCTCTGGCGCATGCACGCTCGAGATGTCGTTCCCGATCATGATCGGCGGCACCGAGCACCCGTATCACGCGATGGCTGCCCGCCGTGAATACGTGGACTTCCAGGTGTTCGAGGGCGCCGTGAGCTACATTGGCCGCGGCAAGCTTGAAACCGTCGAGTCCAGTCAGTCTGTCGGCAACGCGAGCGAAGGTTCGCTTACGTGGACCGGGGAGTTGGCTGCGCCAGAATAAGGCCGACTTTCACATCAGCGCGATCCTGGGAGGAGACGGCGTCGCGCACTGTTTCGTAAGGGCCCGCAGCCCGTGTCAGCTCCTCCCGGCGACACGGTGAGCGGGCCTTTCGTTTTGGGAGGATTTGCATGAAACGCAGAGGATTCTTCGCGGCGGTTGCCGCGTTGCTGCTTGGGCGCGTCGCTGTTGAGCGAGAGCCAAAGTATGAGCTCGTAGGAACAGTCGACTCGACAGGCGCCATGGAGCGGATCGAGCGGCGTTTCGCTGAGCACAACGAGCGTATGGCTTGGACGCGAACTCACCCGAGCTACGGCGGCCACGTTGTCGGCGCGCGCATTGATCCGAACGCAAAGTTCGAGTTCACGCCGCGCGAGGGCGACTGGGTTGCGCTTAGCCACGGCGACGGAATCGTCTCGACGCGCCGCTTTGAAGGCGGCGAGTGGCGCGAGGTCATCGCCTAATGCCCGGCCCTCCCGAAGACGTCGCAGTCAGCGAGCTCTTCCAGAAGATGCTCGAGCGGCCACGGCCTAACGAGCCGGTCGCATTCCCTGCCCTCGACCAGCCTGGCGCACGCGGCAAGCTGCGCATCCAGGTGCTGGCCAAGAACGAGCACGATCGGGCTCGGCTCCTCGCTCACAAGAAGGTTCGCGATCTCGCTCAGAAAGAGGGCATCGCGCTCACCCCGCAGGACATGCAGAGTGAGGCCGTTAGGGGCACCGAGGCCGACCTTGCCGCATGCGAGGTGCTGGCCGCTGCCTGTCTCCACGATAAGCCGATGCCCGGCTACTCCGAGGGCGATGAGTTCGTGCGCTACGGCCGCGTGTTCCCCGACGGCGACGCCGTTGGCAAGGTGTTGAGCGCGGACGAGGTGGCCTACCTCTTCGCCGCCTACAACATGGTCCAGTGGAAGTACGGTCCGCACGAGTCGATCTGCCTTCCCGAGGACGTCAACGAATGGGTGCGGCGTCTGGTGGAGGGCGCCGCAGACAACCCTTTTTTGCGGCTAAGCTCGCCTCAGTGGGCGGAGTTGCTGACGGCGCTGGCACAGCGCTTGTACGCGCTCAGCCAAGTGCTGGAATCCCAGTGGTCGAGCTTGCCAGATTCCTTGAAATCAGAACTTCAGACGTTCTGTTTGGGCACGTCCTCTGCTGGCGAGCAGCCAGAGAGCTCGTACGAGCCAATGCTCCCGGGAGCAAAAAACGAAGTCTCTTTTGAGCAGGCTATGCGCCTCGCTCTGCGCATGCGCGGCCAGCCCGAAGACTGATTCACCTTGGCTATTCTGACCTACGACCTGAGGGTGATCGGCGAGAATGACATCGCCAGAGCTCTCGGAAACGTTGAGCGTCGCTTCGTTCAACACAACGCGCGAATCAACCGCGTCCTTGCTGGCGGTGGCGGTCGTCTGCGTGAGCGCGCGTCGGGGTCTAGGCCGGGAGCAGAGATCGCGGAGATCGCGCGCGAGCAGCAGCGCCAGCAGAAGTATTGGGACAACGCGCAGAAGCGATCTGCAGATCAACGCGTCAAGCAAGAGATTGCTGGCCAAAAGCGTGTGGCTAAGGAGCGTCAGTCATTCCTGCGTAAGGCCGCGGCTGAAGCGCGCCAGATGCAGATGCTCGAGCAGCGCGGCGAGATCACCGCTCACCGGCTGAAGCTTGCGAACGCGGAGAGACTTAAGCGCGAGGAGCTGAACAAGCTACGGGCCTCTGCACGCGAGCGCATTCGTGAGCAGAAGGCATCTAAGGGTCAGTTCGTCCGCTCGATCGGCTCTGGTGTAACCGGCTCAGTGTCTAAGCTCGGCGCAGTCGGTGCGATGGGCGGCGCCATGATCGGCGTCGGAGGCAGCGTTCTAGCCGGCTCTGCGGTCTCTGAGACGCTGAGGCTCGATGAGCAGATCCGTCGCTTCTCGGTTGCCGGTCGCGACGTCGGCACGACTGGCATGGACCCGGAGGCGATCCGTCGCCAGGTCATGCAGATTGCGACAGCTCGCGGCGTTGCGCCGGAGGCTGTCATGGCCGGCGCTCAGCAATTTCAGACCGTAACCGGTCGCGGCGACGTGGGTCTGAAGATGGCCGACACGTTCGCGACGTTCGGGCAGGCTACTGGGGGCGAGCCAGCGGAGATCGCAGAGGCAGCGGCGAGCCTCTTCCAGAACTTCAAGGTCGAGGACATCAACGACCTTACTGAAGCTCTGGCAAAGCTCACCTTCCAGGGGAAAAAGGGCAGCTTTGAGTTCAAGGACCTAGCCGCGCAACTACCGCGAGTAACGGCCGGCCTCTCCGGTCGTGGCGTCGGCGGTGGCGTCGAGGGGATCGCCAAAATGGGGGCGGTCCTGCAGGTCGTCCAGCGTGGTACCGGTGATGCGGCTGTTACGAGCACCGCGACCGATTCGATCTTCCGCCAGATGGTGGCCAAGGCGGACGACATCCAGAAGGGCACCGCTTTCTCCACCGGCAAGAAGATGAATGTCTTCGAGGGTGGGAAGGCGACCGGCGCGATGCGCGGCGACATCGACGTGCTGATCGCCGACGTCTTGCGCGCCTCTGGTGGCAACAAGATCGAGCTACAGAAGCTGTTTGGCGACGAGGGCATGAAGGGTATGAACCCCTTCATCTCCGAGTTTACGCGCGCGGGCGGTGGCGACGCTGGCCATGCGGCGGTCGTTAAGATGCTCGGCGAGTTCTCCGGCGTCGGCGGCAACTACAAGGAGATCCAGCGGGACGCTTCCGATATCCAGCAGAGCGCAAGCATTCAGCTCGAACTCGCCATCATGGAACTGAAGGGCGTGTTCTCTGAGGAGCTGACGCCGGTCGTCAAGGAGCTGACTCCGATTCTGAAGGAGCTAGCTCCATACGTTCGCGCAGTAACCAGCATGTTCCTGGATCTAGGCAAGGCCCTTGCTGATAACCCGGTGCTTGGTATCGGCGCCATCCTCGCCGCGAGCCTCACTGCCGAGATCGCCAAGGCGCAAATATCGTCTGCTCTGACGGGTGGAATCATCACGCCGCTCGGAGCGGTGGGAATAGCCGCCGTCGGCGTTACTGCGGCTCTTGCCGGTTTCGTCACCTGGCTAGAGGCGAAGCAGAACGAAGGTAAGGCCGCTGCGAAGGATGCTGCTCTGCGTGGCGACGAGGTCCGCAAGCAGGCCCAGGCGGAGATCGATCAGCATGGGGCGCTAACTCCGGAGACCCGAGCAAAGCTTCAGACCCTCGCCTTGACAGAAGACAAGACCCTGGCAGCCGGCTCAGAGGCGCTGAACGAGGGAACGCTTACTGGCTACGGCCGGAGTGTTGCGGCTCTCTTTGGCAGCGACGATGCGGATGCGGAGATGAAGCGCCGCTCCGCCGTGATCGGTGCCGTCACGTCGAAGGAGTATCAGGGCGGAGCCACTGAGACCAAGCGCCTGCTGGGCGTGGATGAGATGGCGCAGCGATACGGGCGCAAGAACTTTGCGGCACAAGAGATCGACCCTAATGCGGCCAATGCAGTAGGCGAGAAGATTGGCGACGCAATCGTGAAGAAGATCAACGCGTCTACAGTCAACCGCTCCGACAAGCCTTCGGGCGTGAAGAAGTCGTGACAGACGAACTTAGGCGGCTCCCGCCATTCAGGTGGCGCGGCATCGCGTATCCGGTACTGGCGCGTAACGTCTCGTTCTCTCACGACGGTGCGCCGACTCGGATCCAGTACCGAGACGGAGAGTTCATCGAGCAACTAGGCGCGCGTTCGCCAACCTTCTCGTACACGCTGGCGCTCCGCGAAGACATCGCGATCAAGGATTATCTGAACCTCTTCACTGAGGGGCTGCCGATCCTGTTTCGGGACATGCTCGACAAGACTCGGGCGATCCTGGAAGACCCGGTCTATGGGTCGTTCTCGTGTGTACCTCAGTCGTTCGACGACGACATCGACCTTCAGAAGCGTGACGGCACGGACGTCCGAGTCATCTTCACGCGATCGGTCGACATCGCTTCGCCGTTCGCTGAGGAGCCGAACCCGACAATCTCCGGGCTGATCACCGATGCGGGAAAGCTGGACGAAGATCTAGCGCGCGTCGATTGGGGCCAAGAGGCTTCACCCGAGCCGTCGATGGATGCGCTAAACGCCATTGCTGGTTTCGGCGCTCAGATCGAAGGCAACGCCAACAAGGGAGTCGCCGCACTTGAGGCGACGGCTTTCAAGCTCGAGAAGATCGAGGAGCAGGCGGCGCGGCTTGAGAACCCGGACGGGTTTCAGATCCAGCGGGCAGCGAGGCGCAATCGAGCGGCGGCAACCAACCTAGCCAGTCGAGCGCGCGACCCGCAGCGCCAGGTCGTGACCGTTACTGCTCGCTATCTGAAGACCATCTCTGGCGTCGCTGCAGAGGCGGGAATGACCGTCAAGGAGCTGCTCGACCTGAACCCCAGCCTGGCTCGCCGCCCGTCGGTTCCGCCAAACACACCGATCCGCGTTTACCGCGCCGATGGCCGACGTTGACACTGGCCTGACCGTTCGCTTTTCAGCGCTCGGCAGGGAAACAACCAACGTCACCGAGTGGGAGATCGATAGCGCATACCTTGTGAGCACGGACGGCTTTCGTTTCCGACTGTTCGAAGAAGACCAGGCGCTGATCACGAACCTGGAGTTTCAGCCGGTAGACCTGATCGTAAACGGCGCAACTCAGCTGGCGGGGCGCATCGATCAGACGGTTCGCGGCGAAACTGCGAAGACCATTCGTTGCGAGGGCCGCGACTACATCGCCGAGCTGGTCGAGTGCAACGTCGACCCGCTCGTGAAGGTGGCGGCCGGAGACACGCTGGAGACTGCACTCCGGAACGCAATGTCGCCCTGCGGCATCACGGTCATCATCGACGCGAGCGAGTCGGTGGCGCTCGACACCCGGCTCGGGATGCCCAAGCAGAAGCGGCGCAAGAGCACGGCCAAACGACCGCGCAAGACGAAGCCACTATCGTCTGACTACAAGGCCAAGCCTGGCGAAGGGATCTACGAGTTCTGTAAGCGCATCACGGACCGACTCGGCACGACGATGCAGCCGGATGTGGATCGCTCGACCGTCATCCTGAGCGAGCCTGACTATACGCAGGCGCCCTGGTACGCCATCAAGCGCACCGACGACACGGTAGGCTCCGCAAGCAACAACGTCATCTCGGCCACAGCGACGCGCGACTACTCGAGTTTCCCCACCTATGCGCTCTTTACCGGCAACTCGCCGCAGACTGGCGACTCAGCCGGCAACCGGCTCGACTCCGAGTTCAACCTAGTCGACTACGTCGAGACCGTTGTGCAGGGCCGGTCGCTACTACCGCAGATGCAGACGGTTGTAGACCTTGCTGAGATTGGTCGTCGACTCCCGAATGGCAAGTCGCGCAACACCAACAAGATTTACCGGCTGCTCTACTACCGAGACCAAGACGCGAAGGATCCGGAGCAGATCGACAACGCGATTGTGAAGGCAGTCGCCGAGCTGCTGAAGGACTCGCTGAGCTACACGGTGACCGTTCGTGGACACGTCGAGCCAGAGTCGGGCGCGATCTGGACCGTAAACACGATGTGCGAAGTGAACGACTCGACCGCAGGGATCAACGAGAACCTGTGGATCGCGCGCCGCACGCTCAAGTATTCGCCTAACCAGGGCGCAACCACTGACCTCGAGATGTGGCGTCCCGGCGCATTCGTCATCACCGCTGACACTGAATAGCCGATGCACCGCATAGACCTTGCCGTTCTTGGCGCCTCGCGCGTCGTCAACGGCTGCCCCATGTGGCAGTCGGTTGTGCCGGTTGCCAACGACGTCGATGACGCGGAACCGATCGGCGAACTAAAGGTCTATCAGGGCCTGGGCCTGAGCTCGCTGCCGTTCCCGAAGGACGATACCGGATTCGCCCAAGGTTGCTTCGTCGAGGACGTCGGCGGCAACAACGCTATCTGCATCGGCGCTCGCGACACGCGCAACGCGACACTGGTCGGCAAGCTCAAGCCAGGCGACACTACTGTGCACTCTACGGGGCCAGGTTCCGTCGCTCAATGCTTCCTCAAACACGAGAAGAAGCAGGCTGGGCTCGCCACCGATGACACGAACGGCAAGTCGATGCTGTTCATGCTCGACGGCAAGAACAAGAAGGCGCAGTGGACGGCACGTGGGGCGATCATTGAGATCGGCGAAGACGGAGCGATCACCATGACCGCTAAGGGTGGAGCCGGCCTGCGCATCGACGACAAGGTCTACGTGATCGGCGACCTCTCGCTGCCCGGGATGCTGCCCAACATGGTCCTCATGCAGGGGGCGCCTGCTGGGCAGACACCGCCAACCCCTGTGCTCCTGTTCCCTGTGATGGGCGTCGGCAAGTAGAGCTTGTGTAATTTCGATTTGCCGGCGCTGAGGCTGCCGGTGCCATCGCTTCCGATCCCGAAGCTACCCACGATTCCAAGCTTCAGCGTCGATTTGGACATCGACCTGAGCTTGGATCTGCCGACCCTCGCGCTGCCGTTCCCTTCGTTGCCCATTCCCAAGCTACCGTCACTGCCAAGCTTCAGCGTCGATCTGGACTTTGACGTAAACCTGGAGCTTCCGAAGCTAGCACTGCCGTTCCCGTCCCTGCCGATTCCGAAGCTCCCGACGCTGCCGACGTTCTCTGTGCCGTGCCCATTTGACTAGGGCAGCGTGAAGACCACGCGCGTTGCAACGTGGTCGTTCCCGGACGCTCCGCAGTTGGTGGCGACGAACCCATCGCGCACGAATACGTTTGCCGATTGGGCAGCGTAGCCATCAGGCGCTCCAGTGGGCACCTTGCTCGCGATGTCGTGAGGGAACTCGACAAGCGCAGTGGTGCTAGCAAGTTCATCAGCGGTCTTTCCGGGGAATTCCGCTTCGGCGAACATGACGCCACTAGGCCCCTCGATATCGCATTCCGCCTCCACGACGGTCGGCTTCGGTGGCACGTACGGATCGGGGCACTCACAGGACCCATCGCCATCGTTGCCCGCACCTGCAGCCGCCATCGCATCGGGCACAGGGTTCATGATGCCACCGTCGCGGCCGCCCTGGACTCCCTCTCCACCGTTGCCCTGGACACCGCCAGAGCCATCGCCGCCCTCGCCCATCGACACAGGCTGCCCGCCGCCGCCGGACGTCGAACTGCACGCCGCGACCAGCACGTAGACCAAGACGGAGCCACCAAACCACTCAAGCGCTCGGCGAATCATTGGCCCTCGATTTCGTCGCAAGCAGGCGTGTAGACCTGCGAGCAAACAGCCCTGAGTTTGCCCAGGCGCTCTTGTTCGGTTTGGTAGCTGGAGATCTTCCACACGGCACCGCCTGCCGCGATGGCGGCAACGGTCAGAGCAATCAAAGTCGAGCGAGACAAGTCTTCATTCCTCCCGAATCCCATAAATCTATGTCGCCTTCTGCCGCGGCGCAAATCCGCCACGTAATGCCACGGATTGACGCTAGATTCCGGCAGCACGCGGCTAGGATACGGCTTGCAGGAACGGCGGCGGAGCGTGTCCCTGACGGCGAAGCTCAGCCCGAAGCGCAAGCCTCAGTTCGTCCTGACGTGTCGGCAAAGGTAGGACAGTTAGGATCTGGAGCGTGATCTCCAGGATCAGGAGCGCCGCATCTGGCGCTTCGCTCGCTGTCTCTAGACACCCTGCCACGACGAGCCGCGCTTCGGCCGCTGCGTGGTCATAGGACACCGTTTCTAGGTCAGCGGCGACGAGACGCTCGTCGGCTGCGTCCAACAATTCTGCGGCTGCGCTGGCGACCTGCTCAAGCGTCACCGCCAACCCATAGCACACCCGGCTGCCGCCGGCCGAGACCGCGAGCGTTCCTCCCGACGCCATTGGTCTGAAGGCGGCCTATTCCTCCATGCCTGGATTCGGCTCTGCGCCATTCGGCGGCTCTCCTTACGGCCTCGGTGTCCCCGGCGAGGCCGCGCTGCCGACGACGAGTCCAGCTGGCTCTCGATACATCGACGCTTCGACGCGTGATTACGCATACAACGCGACAACTGGCCAGTTCGCGCAGATGCCGGAGATTCGGCAACGCGTATTGCTCGCGCTGTTAACCGAGCAGGGATCGATTCCGACACAGCCCACGTTCGGAATCAAGCGACCGCAAAAGATGGGCGACACCTTCGAGGCCGAGATGAAGGCAGCGGTGCGTCTCGCGCTGCAGCAGATGACCGATGTCGAGAAGGTTCTGCGGATCGACCAGATCCTAGTCCGCAAGGGCGTTGGCGGACGGTCTGAAACAACCGTCGTCTACACCGACATGACCACAGGCGTCCCAGACCAGAGAGTGAGCTTCCCGGGTGGCTGAAGTAGCTGTCATCACCACGCCGAGCGGATCGGCGGAGCTGCGCAATCAGTTCCTCACCGACTACCAGCTTGCTGCCTCTGACGCTGGCCTGGTTGCGCCCGTTGGCCCCGGCACCGACGCTTACATCATCGGCGAAGGCATCGCTCAGATCTCGCTGATCGGGATCACGAACGAGTCGATACACGCTGACGATGCCAACGTCCTTACCGCGACGGGCGCGGCTCTCGATCGGCTGCGTGAAGGCTACGGCCTAGACATCGTCGAGCCCACCGGCGCGAGCGGCAAGATCAGGGTCACGGTCCTTGGTTCGACCACGATCGGCAGCGGTCAACAGCTGACGCTCCCGAACGGCAAGCGGATCCAGACGATCAGCACGACGATCAACCCGGTCGATGGCCAAGAGATCGACGTTGCGGCGATCGACACCGGCACCGACACGAACCTCGCAGCCGGCGAGACCGTCACGTTCGTTTCGCCGCCAACCAACGTCGAATCCGAGGCCGAAGTCTCTGCAGAGTTCCCGCTAACCGGCGGCACAAATGCCGAGGATGACGAGCGCAAGCGCGACCGCATTCTCAACGTCCTCAGGAACAAGCCCGCGGCGGGCAACTGGGCCTACCTGCGCGACAAGGTGCTGGCTGAGTTCGGCTTCGTCCAGGACTGCTACATCTACCCTGCCCTCGGTGGCCCGAGCTCGCAGCTGATCGTTCCGGTTCGCGAGTTCGATCCGGACAACAACGACTTCTCGCGTGCGCCATCGGACGCGCTCTTACAGGCGATCCGCAACTCGCTGCAGGCCGACGCCAACACCGGCATCGAGACTTCGGTTCGCGCCGCCATCGATGAAGCGGCTGACTTTGCAGTGCTGCTTGAGATCCCCGAATCGTCACTCGCGGGCGGCAACGGGCAGGGCTGGACGGACCCGGATCCATGGCCGCAGCTCGAGCCAGCAGACAACGGACGCGTGACGATCAGCGCCGTCAACTCGACGAACGACGAGATCACCGTCACCGCTGATACCGCGACAGAGCCGGTGGACGGACAGACTCAGGTAGCGTGGTTCAGTCGCAACGACCGGACCTTCTATCCCGCGCTCGTTACCGACCACAGCGGCACGGCCGGCGCCTGGGTGCTCACCCTCGACCGACCGCTTGTCGGCAAGAACGGCATCGGCCCAACTGTCGGCGACTTCATCTCGCCCAACGCACAGAACCTGGTGAGGTACGCCGAGACCTGGGTGGCGCTGTTCCAGGAACTCGGCCCCGGAGAGATGACCGCCGACGCGAACCGGTTGCCGCGATCGAAGCGACACCCGTTCACCACGAGCGAAGACCCAGCTGGCGTCACCAACGCCGCGCTCACTCGCCTGAGTCGAGACAACCCGGAGATCACTGACTTCGAGTTCTCGCATCAGAGCCTGACGACGCCGACCATCCCGAGCGGTGTCGATGATCCGCCGAACGTGCTTGTTCCTCAAAATCTAGCCTTCTACCCGATCTGATGCCGATCATACCTGAGGGGTTGCCAGCCTGGACTCGTACTGCGAGCCACGAGCAATACGGCGGCAACCTTAACAAGCAGAACTTCATGAATTCTGGGTGCATAAACGCCCAGACGGACGTAGGCGCGGAGAACCTTTGCCGTGCTGCCGCCGACCTCGCAGCGGTCGTGCGCACGCTGCCGATGTGCGTGATGACGATGCTCTGCAACGACTCGTCTCCGGCTGCGCCGACTGTCGAGTTCATCAATATGATGACCGGTGTGCCATCGACGAGCTACGCGGGAGACAGTCCGCCTGCTGGCTACCCCTCCGTCGCCCGCAACGGGAACGGCGACGTTACGGTCACTTTCGATGCGAGCTACGACGATGAGTACGCTACGGCTGGCCCGTTCGCCCCCACGCAGGCGGTGACGACCGTCATGGCCACCGCCCATCGCGTCGCACCGGTTGTGATCTCTGGGCAGACGGTGCGTGTACGCGTCTATAGCGACACTGGTGCAGCTGTCTCAGACCCTCGCTTCACACTGGCGGTCTGGTGACCTGGGGCGGATTCTCTCCGGCGCCGATCCGTCTGGGCGGAAGCGCAACCGAAGGCTGGGCGCCTGAGCAGCACGCGCGCTTCTGCGCTGACCTAGTTGCAGCATCGCGTGTGGCACCACTTGCCGCGTGGAGCTGCATCGCCCCCAACTTCGAATACATCAGTTACTACGGGATGAATGGCTCCGGCTTCGAGCACGCGCCGGAGATCTCTGTCGACGGAAGCGGCATCTACTCGTTCACGTGGCCGTCGCCATCGCTCGAAGACGACTACGGCATTCAGCAGCCGTTTAAGATCCGCCATGTCATCGCGAACGCCCATGACAACGGCATCGGCGGCGCGAATCAGGCCGCGGTAGTGGTCACCATCATCGCCAGCGGGATCCAGGTTCGACTGCGAACCGTTGGCGGCCTGCTTGCAGACCGCGCCATCAGTGTCTCGGTTTGGTGAACGATGGCGAACGGGTCAATGACACCAGCCGGCAAACCGGCATGGAGCCGCGCTGCTGCGATCGGCGATTACGGCGGGGCTCTGGACAAGCGCGCAAGCGATACCGAGGGCTCGGCGCCCTACGCGTGGTTCGTCTACTGCGAGCTGCGCAACCTCCGCGGGTCTGCCTATTCAAAGCAACTCGGCGGCACGCTCGTCCACTGTGAGAACCTGGCGGCCGCACGCGTCCTGGCCTATCGCTGCTTTCGCGCGCCGGAGAAGTTCGCTTGCAACGCGCAGCAACCGGCTACGTCTGACGAGGGGCTGCCGTACTGGGTCAAGGTGCTGGCGGTCCCGTCGAGCCCCACCGATCAGAAGTGGCAACTCAGGCAGCGATGCGCCGCACACTTCAAGGCCAGCGCGGAACTGAACCTGGCCACGATCCGGACCGCGCTCCAGGATCTGCTTGGCGACGTTTATGTCGACGCGAGCTTCACGGAGGGCACAGACCTAGCGAACCCACCGACACAGACGTTCTGGCCTGGGGTAAATCCGGGTGATCCGTTGACAGACCTCGGTGGGGGAGCCTGGTCCAGCGAACGTAGCCACCTCTGGGTTCAGGTTCAGCAGCCGCCAGGCATGACGCTCGGCGAGTACACGCAACTCATCAACGTGCAGGGCGTGCAGCTGCTCGATCGCATATTGCCAGCCTATTGCACGTTCACACTTTCCGAGCCGGGTGGGTTCGATCTCGATATCGACCCGCTCGATTACACAGGGCTTACGCCTTCGTAATTCAAAATGACTTTTTCCAGGGCAAAACCCGCAGGCTGGTCAACGGGCGAGCGGTTCACGTCTACGCAGGCGAACACGATTGACCTTAACCAGTCACGCGCTGTCGACGGTAACGCGGGCGGCACCTACACGCCCAGTGCAGCGATCAACATCACCGGCGCCAACGGCCTCGGTGATATCGACGTCACGGGCCAGGCGGACTTCACAGCCGCGGTCAACTTCACTGGCAACGTCACGTGGACCGGCACGAGCAACCTGCCGAAGCTCGGATCACGCAGCTACGCGTATACGCAGTCGCTTATTGCGGCCGCAGGCGATAGCGAGTGGATTCCTCAGTCAATCCCCGGTTATCGCACCAACAACAATGCGACTACCTATCAGCTATACCTCAACCTGGACAACCTGCCGTACCTAGGAACAATCACTGGCGTCACCGCATACGTTCAGGGCAAGGGTGGGCACGTGGGGCTTCCTGGGACCATGCCGCGTGTAAAGCTTAGCTACCGCGCCCATGGCACGGACGTTGTTACCGACGTTGCGCAGCAAACCGACACGTCCGCCAACACGACGGCGTACCAAGCGGTTCACACAATCGCGCTGACTGGCGTTAGCGAGGTAGTGAATGGCGCGCGAATGTACTTCGCAGAGGTTCAGTCAGAAGGCGGCGCCAACGCGCTTGACTTCTTCCAGCTGCATGGGCTTACGGTAACCTGCACCGTCACGGAGATCGCCCCCTAAGGCTCGCCTTCTGAGCACGGTAGATTGCTAGGCAGGACCCTTCCGTGCGCTGTTGTTGACTGGTCCTTGTCGACATAGACCGCCACTGGCTCTCCCGCAGATGCGTCATAGCACCGACTTCTGCGGCAGCCATCTACGGGGCCGACCGAGAATGCGTCGCTCGTGTCCTCGACGACACGATAAGTGACAGCAGCGTCGCTGGACCGCACCTCTACCTCGTTTGCGGGACAGAGCAGATCGCCCGGCGAAAACTGGCCCGGATCTACCGTACACCCTAAAGCAGCGAACACAATTGCAGGCAAAATCCTCCGCACCTTCCAAGGATAGCCAGTCGGCTGTCCAACGCAAGGCTAATCCGCCTGCCTAACTAATGCCCTCAATGTCATCGGTGCCGGTCTACCCGGTACCCAACAGACCGGTCACGTTCACGGTGACGCTGACCGAGTCCGGCTCGAACTTCGTGCGCATTTGGTGCACGAACGCGCCAGTGGGCTCCGAGCTGCGGACTAAGCTCGACGACTCAAAGGACCCGCGCAATCGCGTGCTGTTCTACGAGGGCAAGGGCGGCGCCACTACAACCAAACAGGCAACGTTCGAGATCGGCGGCGTCTACACGTTTACAGCACAGGAATACGACCGCGGCGCCTCTGACTTCGGCGGCGGCTACCAGGGCGATCCCGACGGCGACCTAACGAGCACGCCGGTTGGCTCAGCAGCGACGCTTACGATCTACATCGGCGAGCGCCGTGAATCCACGATCCGTGCCGGCATCGACTCGGTCAACCTAGTCGTCTGGGTCTGGAACGACACGATCAGGGCGACGACACGTGGCACCCATGGGGAAGCGTCGCCGGCCGTGTTCAAGAGCGGCGCGACTGCCCGTGAGCTTGCAGCGATCGAGTCTGCTGCGGTCAAGGCTGCGGCGCTCGATCTGGTCGATGTTGCAGTCGCTACCGCGCTCGGAACCCCGGGCGCCGTGCTCGCCAACAGTGCGGGCGGGTTCGTCAGAGAGTGGAACGACCACCTCGCAGATTCCACCGTTCACCAGGACGCCGACGCGGTCAACGTTCTGCCTACGGGGCTAGCGAGCGTCGCCTCGACGAAGGCTCTCAAACAGTCGGTGAGCGAGATCCTTGCCAGGGTGCGCAACCACTACCTGAACGACGCGGCTTACGGGAACACCGTCGCTGGCCGTGACACCGGCGACTACCACAACGTCACCAACAAGGTGAACGACAACACCAACCTGCCGATCATCGACGGCGTGAGTGACGACGACGCCTACTGGGCACAAGCCGAGATCTGGCGTTCGTACGAAGCGCACCGAGTGAGCGCATCACCTAGCGGTGTTCACGACAGTGCCGACGCCGCCAACGTGCTGACCGCGCTGCCGAAGATGCTCGAAGTCGCTCGCCAGATCTTCGCCATCTGGGCGGCGACGTCACCCACCGCAGCCGCCACCGTTTCAAGCGGCGCAACTCTCCTTTCCGCACAGGCCGGCTTTAAGGCTGCGCCGCCTCCGAACTAAGGGAACCAATGGGTATCCTCGCGAATAGCACGAGTTACGCAGCGCGTCGCCTAGCAACGTAACGGGACAAAGCGGAAAGCGCCGCGCACGGATCCTCGCCACGTGACAGCCGGTGAGACAACGCCGACTGTGACACGCCGATCCTTCCCGCCCACTGGGTCACAGTAAGGCGCGCCCCATTCCACTCGATGAAGCGATTGTTGCGCTTATTCAGAGCCTGTTCCGTGTGGGTGGCCCAGCGACAGTTCCCGGGCTCGTAGTTGCCCGAGTTGTCGATGCGGTCGATCGAATGCTCAGGCGATGGTCGAGGACCCATGTCTGCATAGAAGGCCTCGAAGGAACCCTGCCACCTGGCGCAGACAGCAATGCCGCGACCGCCATACCTGGCGTAGGTGGCCCCATTCGGGTTCCTGCACCTATCCAGCATTGAGCGCCACACCGTGTACTCCGGCGAGCTAGCCATTCCGTGGGTCCGAGCCGCCTTAACCCGCTCAATGTGTAAACAGCCGCATGACTGCGTCTTACCATCCCGCAGCTGCGAGAGCAGCACAACGCGCCTCTCTCCACAGTCACAGACGCAGTTCCACCTGGTTTGCTTGCCGTAAGAGTGCGCACTCAGCGCAACAAGCCTACCAAAGCGCTCGCCAGTGATGTCGATGCGCTTGTTGTGTTTGGAGGGAGCAATCGACAGTGCGCGTTCCACGCTCCACCCGTTGTCGAGCCGCCACCTGAGCGACAGAGCAGATATGCCGAGCTCACGAGCCCACGCAGCCACGCTCTGTGACTTCCCATTGTACCTAATCACAGGGACTCCATAGCACATGGCAGGAATACTGGCCAATTCAGCGTCGGCGACAATGCTCGCTGGTGACACGTCTGCCGACAACGCGCGGGCTGGGTATGTGACCAATGAGCGGATCCTTCTGACCACGAACCCAAGTGGCACCGACTACGTGTGGTCGCTCAGCTGGCCATCGACGAGCAATCGAGCTCGCTCTGCGCTCGACGCTACGACCGGCGCTTCAGTCTCGTTCACACCGGACGTGGGCGGGCTGTGGACAATTCAGTGCATCGTGGACAGTGCCACGGCCTACGTGCTGCGCCTGAGTGTGACCAGCGTCGGGATCTCGCAACTCGTCGAAGTGATCCGGTTATCGCCTATCTCTGACGCGAGCGTGCCTGCGCCCGCTGTTGGCTTATCAATGTACCTGTCGATCGAGCAGGCCGGAATCGTTGCCAAAGACCCGGCCGGCGACATCTTCCCTGTTGAGCTTGGAGCTGCCGTTTAATGCCCAGCGCCGCCTTCTCTGTCAACGGATCGACAGCGGTTCAGGCCCATAGTGTAGCCTTCGCCTCGACCGTCAACCTTGCGCTCACGTCGCTCAGCGGAGTCAGGACGATTGCCTGGTCTATCGCATCGACCAGCAAGTCCGGCGTGTCGGCGCCGACGATCACGCCCGCCGGATCGCCGACTGGCGCAACCGCGTCGTTCACAATGCCAGCCGATCCGAGCGACGGCCTTGGCCGTGCGTTCATCGTCCAGTGCACGGTCACCGGCAGTAGCGGCGGCATTGCGACACACCGGGCCATCGTCGGAGCCGAAAGCGACCTCGGCCATGTGCCGTTCTGCGTTGACGAAGAACTCGAACGCAACGCCACTCACGGCTGGTGTGAAGAACTCAACGAGATGCTTGCCGAGGCCGGCGGTGGAGGCGGCGGCCCAGTCACGCTTCCACTCACTGCCGACCACGGCGACGTTCTGCTCGAGGGCGAGATCAACGCAGGTGGCTCCGACGCGCCACTCGTCTCCTGGGGCACCGTCACCAACGACACCCTGACGTTCGGCGACAACACGCTGGTCGCCGGCATCGAGCAGCGAGTCAAGACGGCCGGGACGTACAAGTGGTATGTCAACAACGGCGAGATCGTCGAACTCACTCCGACGAACCTGGATCTGCAGAGCTGCGGCCTGATCCTGAGCGGCGACATCCAGCACGGAGCAGGCCCGGCGAGCGCTGGCGATTTTCGTGTCAGCACCGGCTGGTACGCGAACGGACGCAACGACGCTGGCGACGCAGACGTCTTACTTCTCGGGTGGGGTGTCGGTTCTCCTGATGTGCTGGAGATCGGCGAGGTCGCCGTCGCCGGCATGGCATTCGGCGTTGCCACGAGTGGCGGTTACACCTGGCGGGTGAACGGGTCGGAGATAGCATACTTCGACGACACGCACTTCGACCTAGAAAGCCTGATCCTGAGACAGGGCACCCAGGTCGCCACGACCGGCAGCTACCGCGTAGGCGCCACCTGGTCACTGATCGGGCTGAACGAGACACTTAGCGCTGACCGAGACATCCTCACCTACGGCAGTGGCACGGTTACGGTGGGCGGAACGACTGCCGACACCTCCGTGGTTCGCGGCACGTCTGGCGTCAACATCAACGTCAACGGGTCTAACAAGGTCACGTTCAACTCGACGACAGCGGCGTTCGGATCGACGATCCTATCCGGTAGTGCCGTGGCGTTCACCGGCGGCACCGTCTCTGACGGCGTCAACCTCGTCGCCAGCTCGCTGAACGAGGCGGTGGCAAACTCCGCGTCGTCAACGAACATCGACACAGCGATCTCGGCATCCACGACGGAGCTGTACCGCATCGAAGCCGACGCTGAGATCTCTGGCGGCACGCGCGCTTACGTGCTCGGCATGGCCCGCGTCGTCAGAAGCGGCAGCAGTGCGCCCACGGTCGGCACGTTCCAGATCCAGATGACCGAGGGCTCCGGTCTGGCTGTCAGCGCGACCATCAGCTCGAACAACCTGCGGGTGAGTGTCGCCAACACGATGGGCTCCGGCTGTCGTCTGGACACCAGGATCTGGCGCATCAGCTCCAAGTCCACCGTCGAGCATTCCTGATGCCCTTCTCGTTTGCGGGTGCGATCGGCGGCGGTGGCTCACTCAACCCACGCACGATTCTCGGCGCCAACAACTATCTCTGGTACAAGGCCTCTCTGGGCATCACGCTCAACGGCGGCGATGTGTCCGCTATTGCGAACCAGGGCACCGGTGGCGCAGTCAATCCGGCGCAGGCCACGGCCGGAAACCAGCCTCTCTTCGTGGCCTCTGCGCAGAATGGGAAGCCTTGTATTCGCTTCACTCGCGCCAACTCGGACATCCTCACCGTTGCCAGCGGCGCGCCATCTCAAAAGACCGCGCACTCGATCTTCATCGTCGCAAAACTCAACGTCACTTCGGCCTTTTTTAAAGGCTTCACGGGGATCGGAGACGGCACGAAGTCCAGCGGCATCGGTGCCAACGGCTCGAACGCAGCCTGGTTTGGCGGAGCGAATCTCGTCAACCCTGCTGGCACGACGCTGACGGCCACGCCTGTCTATGTGCTGGGCAAAACGGTGGCCACAGAAAGCGCCGGCACCAGCGCCACGCAGGGTTACCTAAACGGCGCGACCGACGGCTCATCGGCAAACAACGCCTACGGCACCAGCACTGCGTTTTCGATCGGCAGCTACGACAGCAACGGTGCGAATGCCGCAGACTCTGACGTCTACGAGGTAGTTGTCGCGAATGCTGTGGCTAGTTCCACGCAGATCGCAGATCTGTATCGCTACTTCCGTGCGGAGTATGCGCTGTGATCTACAAGATCGGGATCGCAGCTGACGCGACCAGCTGCGAGGTTCTGCAGGACAAGCTGCTGGGGTACCCACTTGCCGGCGTGCAGGTCGGCGGCGGCGTTCACGTTGCGATGCCAGCGACATGGGACGGGACGGGCTCAGTGCCAGTCGGCTGGACGAGCTACCGAGGCTCAAGCTTGAAGCATCCAGGCCGAAACGAGTGGGCGACTCCCATTGATCCGGAATCATCAATCGCACTCGGCGGGATCAGGAAGGACCTACTGACTCAGGTCGAGCAGGCGAGGCTAACTGGCGCCATCGCCTCGGCCGTCGACCTTCCTGTGGACTGGAGACCGTCGCAGCCAGCTGCGAACGGCGCCGGTCTTGCTGACCGTCAAGGCGGCCGAGAAAGATAGTCAGGTCGACGGGGACGGCACGGCTGTCCGGCCACGACTCTACGCTGCCACCACCAGATCACCGATATCCACCAAAGCCGCCGAATGATCCGCTTCCTCGCCACCATCGTGCTCCTCGGCTGCTCCGAGATCCAGGTTCCCGTCACGCCTCGCTGCGGCGCCGTCGACGTAGCCTCAGGCATCGTTGCCACGGCCAACCACTGCCCGACCTACGGCGTCTCTGTCTACCGCGACGAAGGCGCAGATCTGCAGCTCGTCCAGGTCGACCGCAAGACCGAGCCGGTTGAGCTGCAACTGTCGCCGATCGAGCACGGCGAAGATGCGACGCTACGTGGCCACGACTTCATCGTCATGGATCCACTCATCCTGAGTGACGGGCGGTTCTTCCTGCGCGCTTGGCCCGAGCTCGAGCCTGGGGATAGCGGGTTCGGCTTGTGGCGACAGGGCAAGCTGCTCGGGATCGCGATCGGCAACGACGGCGAATACTCGGCCTTCGTGCACGCCGCCGAGGTCAAGCGGGCGCTGGATAGGCGCTGAGGATTCGAATTGTCCGACAACTATACGACCCCACCAACGACCGAAGAGGGCGGAGTAACATTCGCCTCCGACGACATCGGCGGCGTCCATTCGCCTAGGGTCAAGGTCCAGTTCGGCGCCGACGGTTCGGCCACGGACGTATCCAGCGCTGCACCGCTCCCCGTCACCGCTGCCTCCCTGCCGCTCCCCACGGGCGCCGCTACGTCCGCTGCCCAGGCGACCGCCAACGCCTCGCTGAGCGCCATTGAGACGGCCGTAGAGGGCACGCTGGCGGTCTCGGCCGCTTCCCTGCCCCTGCCCTCAGGAGCCGCCACAGCGGCCAGCCAGGCCACGGCAATCGGTCACCTCTCGGCCATCGAAGCGGCGGTCGAGGGGACGCTCACGGTTGGCACCCATGCGGTCACCCAGTCGGGCACGTGGGGTGTTCGTTGCCAGGATGGATCCGGGAACGCGCTGACCAGCAAGGTGGCCGGCTCCGAGCGGGCCATGACCGTGGCGGTCGTCGACGCGGACGGCAACCAGATCACCAGCTTCGGCGGCGGCTCAGGCGGCTCCGGCACCGAGTACACCGAGGATGCGGCCGCGGCCAGCAACCCGGTTGGCGGCGCGCTCATCCTGGTCCGCAACGACGCGCGCTCTGGCTCGCTTGTCACCACGGACGGCGACAATGTGGCGGCGAGAGGCACCAACTCCGGCGAGCTCTACGTCAAGCACGTCGACTCGATCCCGGTCACCGACAACGGCGCGACGCTTTCGATCGACGACGGTGGCGGCGTCATCACCGTCGACGGCACGGTAGCGGCCACTCAGTCCGGAACCTGGAACGTCACCAACGTCTCGGGCACGGTCTCGCTTCCGACCGGGGCGTCCACGGCTGCGAATCAGTCGACTGCGATCGGGCATCTCGCCGCGATCGAGACCGCCATCGAGGGCACACTCACCGTCGCCACGCATGCCGTCACTCAGAGCGGCAGCTGGTCGGTAACGGCAGACACCGAACTCACAACCGCTGACCTAGACACGGGCGGCGGCACCGATACGCGGGCCGTCGTCGGACTCGTCGGCTCGGCCTCAGGCGGAGGCCAGCTTATCCCCGGCTCGAGCACCGACGGCCTACTGGTCAACCTCGGGAGCAACAACGACGTCACGGTCACCGGTTCGGTCACGGTCTCAGGAACCGTCACCGCCAACGCCGGCACGAACCTCAACACGTCGGTGCTCGCTCTCGAGTCGGGTGGCAACCTTGCGGCGGCTGCCACGTCTCTTGGGCTACTCGACAATGCCGTAGCTGGCAACGAACTCCAGGTCGATGTCGTGGCCGCCCTACCAGCCGGCACGAACAACATCGGCGATGTCGATGTGCTGACCGTACCGGCGCCGCTGTCTACGACCGGCAATGGCTCGGCCGCGACGGCGCTCAGGGTCACGGTGGCCAACGACTCGACCGGCACGATTGCGGTCGGTTCGCTGCCCGCCTCGACCAATACGCTCGAAGTGGTCGGCGACGCGGCGCATGACGCGGCTGTGGCTGGCAATCCAGTCCTGATCGGCGGATTCGCCACGGCTGGCGTCCCGACCGCTGTCAGCACCGACGGCGACGCGGCTCGAGTCTGGACCGATCTCAACGGCGCCCAGGTGGTCAAGCCGAGCGTCAACCAGATCGATATCCAGGTCACGCCGACCATCGACACCGCTGTCTATGCGAGCGGAGATCGGCTCGGCTCGGTGATGACATTCTCGAACGCAGCGCTGGCCAGCGGGCGGTCTGGGACGATCGTTGGTGCCCTGCTCTTCGACGACGCAAACAGCGTATTCGATATCCGGCTCCACCTCTTCAAGGTCTCACCAACGCTGGCCAACGCGGACAACGGAGCCCTTGAGTTCACCGACGCGAACCTGGCGACCGCGATCCCGATCGGCGTCATCGAGTTCGACACCGACAATCAACACACCTACGTAAACAGTCGCATCGTACAGGGCACGTGGCTCGGCGGGCCTGTCGCGCTCCCTTACGTGACCAGCGGCTCCAGTTCGATCTTCGGAGTTCTCGAAGCACGTGGCGCCTACGATGCGGCAGCAACCGATGACCTCGTGGTCACGCTGACTGTGATCAGGGACTGACGATTGGCTCTCCTTGCTCAGTGGCGCTTCACCGAGGCATCCTCGGGGACCGCTCCAGCCACGATCGGTGACTCTGTACCGACGGCGCTGAACGCGACAATCACCTATGGCTCAGGCACCGGGTGGACGTCGATCCCAGCCGGCAACGGTCTGATCAGCAGCACGAATCAGACCCGTGCTCGCTCGGCGACGTTCAACACGTCAGGCAAGCTCTACACCGGTCTCCACGGCGGAACCGCGGTCACGATCGAACTCGTGGTGCGGTTCACTTCGTTCCCGTCTGGAGCGATCCAGAACATCATGGAGATCGGCGACGCAATTCTGCGCGTCAACTCATTCGAGGGAGCGATCTCGGCGCGCACCTTCACGACAGCCGGCAACTCCGACGTCAACGTAAACTCGGCTTCGGTATCGCTCAACACTGTCTATGTGCTCCACTCCACCTGGGACGGAGCGACGAGCAAGATCTACCTGAACGGCAGCGACGTCTCGTTCGGCGGCTCTAGCGTCGGCGGCACCATCAACCTGTCGAGCACGACCGATCGCCTAGTCGCCTTCATGTGCCGCGCCGATGGTGGCGGAGTCGCTGCTGGGGTCGAGTTCTTCTATGCAGCCGTCTACTCGCACGTTCTCGACGCCACTGCGCGTTCGGCAAACGTGACGGCCCTGCTGGCCAACAACGACGCCGACCCGAATGCCGGCTCTCCGCCCGCTGGCCCAACCTACAACCGCCGTCGCTCCGCAGGTGCTCGCCATCTCATGCGCGCTCGAGCCCGCTGATGCTCCCCATCCTCTCCCTCTTGTTCGGCGGCGCTTCCCCCGTCACCGCGCCGATCATCTCCGAGTTCGGCGACGTCCAGGTGAGCGACTCGGCTACGGCCACCTGCCTGGTCTCTGACAGCCGCGTCGCCACCTGCACCGTGACCAACGGACGCGCCGCAACCTGCACCGTTTCTGACGAGCCCGGATGAGCATCAACACCTACGACATCGGCGATCAGACGATCCTGCGCGGGACGTTCACTAACAGCGACGGCGAGGTCACGGATCCGACGACCGTTCAGGTTCTGGTCCGAACGCCGGCCGGCACTGAGACCACCTACGACGGCGACGACATCACGCGCGATTCCGAGGGCATCTACTCGTTCGAATATCAGATGACCGAGAGGGGCACCTATCACTACCGCTGGATCGGTAGCGGCGCACTCGTTTGTGCTGGCGAGGGCTACCTCAAGGTCAAGCCGAGCAACTTCACCACCCCGCTTCCCTGAGCCCGCTCCCCAGAGTGCGCACGAGCTGACGGCGTCCCTCCCCGCCTCGTTCGTGTGCACCCTTGGGCGCGTGATCGTGATTTGGTGAGTGTCACTCAAATCAGTTAGAACACCAACTACCTCCCGTTTGGCACAGCCCACCGCGGCGCCTCGCAAGAGGAAGGGCCGACTCAGATGCAAGGTCCAATCGCGTTAGCTACGGCGCGCGGTGGCTTGAGTCGAAAAGGCCGCCTAATTCACGGAGAGAAATGCAACTCATCCAAGAAACCGTCGAGTCCGCGAGGCTGCAGGCCTGGTATCCTCTCGTGGCGCTGTGGCTCACGTTTGCTGTTCAGCTACTGCGTAAGCACCCGTCGCTGAAGCAACTCATCTGGGAGAAGATCCCGGACGGTCTGCGTTTTGCGGTGCCGCTTGTTGGCGGCGCTGTCGCCGGCTTCGTCGGTGCCCACGCCAACGGAGCCGGACTCATCGACGCGCTGAATGCGGCGCTTGGTGGCGCGCTATCGATTGGGCTCGGATCAATGGGTCTTGCTGCCGGTCTGAGAGAGTCGCCGCTGCCGTGGGATGGATCTTCGGGCGGCAAACCGAAGCCGCCGAAGAGCGATGACCCGCCCAACGACCAGAAACCGGTCGGTCTCTCGACGCTCGCGCTCGCCATGGTGTTGACCGGTTGCGGGCTCTTCGGTGATCCCGAATCCGCCGCCGACAAGGCCTGCCCTGAGGCTACCCGCGTCGCTACCGTCGAGTGCCCCGCGCTCGCTGTCGCCGGCTGTGGGGGCAAGCCGTGGGCCGAGTGCGCTGAGCGCGAGAAGATCGAGGCCGAGTGCCACGCTCGGATCGAAGCCGCGCTGGAGGCATGCGAATGATCGAGAAGTTAGTCAGCAAGCTCACGGCTGCGGCTGCGAGTCTGCCACCTGGCACGCTACAACTCCTGGTCGACGTCATCGGCGAGCTCGTACGCGGTCGCCCGGAGTCGATTGACCAGCGGCTACGCAAGGCAGCGCTAGCGATCGGACTCAAGACTGCTGCCAGTCAAGCGATGGCAGCCGCTGCTGATGGCGCGGCGAAGCTGCGAAAGACGGTGCCGAAGTGACCTCGCTAGTTCGCGTCGCTGGCTGGTGTTTCGGCCACGCGATCTGTTTCGCCCACTGGACCAGGAGAGGCCGATGACCCGCTCATCCCGCATCATCAACGCTGCCCTCGGTGTGGCCAGCCACGTCGTCGGCTGCACCGCTGCCGTTGCCGTCGTCGGCTTCATGACCGCACGCGGCTGCTGGAGCGAGATCCGATCGGCCTGGGCTCGCCGCTCAGCCGACACCTATCAGCCGGATGAGCCGGAGCAGCCGACGATCGCGCTGGTCGTGATCGATACTGGTGAGCCGGCGCAGAACGATCGAATGTGGAATTGAATGCACCAATCCGTCATCGACGCCTGGTTCAAGCACAGTGCTGAGTACGAGGGCCGCGTCTCGACCATGTACCTCGATATCCTGGGCCTGGTCACGACGGCCCAGGGCAACCTCGTCGACACGATCAGCGAGGCGCAGAAGCTCAACTGGAAGCTGCCGAATGGTGTGACGGCCACGGATGCGCAGGTCGCCGAAGAGTGGCGGCTGCTCAAGGGTCAGCAGTCGCTCGCCAAGTTTCACTACAAGATCCAGGCTCAGCGCGCGCCGCTTCGACTTCATCTCGACGACCGAGACATCGACGCTCTCGTGATCGCGAAACTGTTGGCCAACGAAGCCTACATGCGGAAGAGCCACTTTCCGGAGTGGGACAGTTGGCCAGCGGATGCGCAGCTGGCGGTGAGTTCGATGGCCTGGGCGGTTGGGCCTGGGTTCGCCAAGAAGTTCCCGAACTTCACCAGGATGATCAACGCCGGACAGTGGCGTCAGATCCTGAAGAAGGACGCGAACGGTGGCTGGGCTGGCAAGATTCGTGAGACAGCACCCGATGGCACGTTCAATGCCGGGGTCGTGCCTCGCAACAAGTCCAACTACCTCTGCCTCGAGAACACGGTCTACGCGCTGGAGCACGAGTTGCCACTGGGCGAACTGTTCTGGCCAGGGCGCGCTGAAGTCTACGTTGGCAATCTCGAGCCACAGAAGGCGCCGTCGCCAGTAGCCGAGCCTACTCGCGCTTCGGACGCAACGCTGCGCGCTCAAGTACTCGCGCTTCAAGCGGACTACGCGCGGCAGATCCGCGACGCCGACCACCTCGACAAGATGGCCGAACTCGCTGGCATCGAAAGCCAACCGCCTCCGAAGCTGGAGAGCTGATGATCGAATCGGGGGCCAGGACTGAGGACACCATCGCTGACTTCTTCTGGTCGGTCATGATGGAGAGTCACGTCATCTTCGGGTTCTTTCTTGCCTACTGCGGTTTTGCCGCGCTTGCGATCTGGAGTTGACTTGAGTCTCGACGATCCTGAAGACCCGCAACCACTGAAGCCGTCGTCAATGCCGCCGATCCCAACGATGCCGGCGCCACCTAGCGACACGGAACCGCCATCGGATCTGATGGTCGCGGTGGCCAACGACATCATGGCGGAGTTCAAGAAGCTTCGCGACGAGCAGGCTAGGCGGGACGCGAACCTGGAGCTACGGCTCGGCGCGATGGAGACGAAGCTGGACCTGATCGAGCGAACTGCCGACACAGCCCGAGCGGCGTCGAGAGTCGCGGCCCAGGCGTCGGAGCGATCCAGGGTAGCGACCGACGGCGTCGCGTTCATCCTTCAAGAGCAGACGAATGCCGGTCTCGCCGAGATCGATCGCAAAGTCGACCGACTCAGGCGCGAGATCGTGTCCGTCGTTGGCTTTCAGGGCGAGCAGATCGAGTCGCTCTTCGAGCAGGACCACGATCACGCAGCGCTTCCCGCTGACAAGGCTCACGGCATCTACCGCAACGGTAACGGGCACGACCCGGAGATCTTCACCGCCGAAGACTGACTTCGGCCCACAGTCATGGCCGAAGACCGAAAGACAGACCCGCCGCCGCTGCGTCGCCGGCAGCCCAGCCGCCCATCACTCGACGACTCCGAGCTGGCTCGCCAACTAGACGAGCGCGATCGGCATAACGCCCAGCTGCTCGCTCAGCTTGAGGCGGCCAAGGCGCAGGTGCCGCAGAGACGCGCCCCCGAATCCGTGGCGCCCAAGAGCGGCGATATCAAGGTGCAGGCGAGCGGGTCAGCCAAGTCCTGGGCGTCGCTTCTCCTGGGGCTCGCCGGCCTTGGCGTCGGTGGTGGCGCGTGGCTCGACAAGGCTCCACAGCGGACCGTCGAGAACCAGGGGGCCACGATCGCGGTGACCAGGGAAGACCTGAACGGCGTCGTCTCCCGTGTTGAAGCTTTGGAGCGCAAGGACCGTAAGCGCGACGTGCTGGAGCGGAGCACGATGGACTACACGATCCAAGTCCTCGAAGAGGGCAAGGTCGCGATCGTTCGCCGTCCCCAGGGGCTGCCGCCGATGAAGCCGATCGATACGCATTGGCCGCGGCCGCTACCGGGAAGGCATGCGGTGGCGCCAATCCTGATCGTCGACACGCCCTATCCGACGATCGAATGGGTCAGCGAGTAGCCGTACGTCATCGCGCACGTACGTCATTCGCGGCGTGCGTTTTGGGTTCGCGCTCACCCATCGGGTAGAGTCAAGCAACTCACATCAAGCACGAGAGCGGCAGTCGTCGCGACGGTGCTTCGGGAGGATCGATTGGGCATCCCTACGCGAAGAGAGCGCGAAGACTTTCATGTGCTGGTGCATGCGCTGAACCGCAGCGCCAACGCGAGCGACGCCTGCGCGTTGCTGCTACGTGAGCACGGGTGGCAGACTTCGCCGCGCTCACTGCGAGAGCTGTTTGAGACTGGCCGGCGTCGGTTTCCTGATCTGAATCTAGGTACGCCCAGCGATCATTTGAATCGAGCCGGACAGGTGCCGGCACATAAAGCGGGACCGTACGCGGCTCCCGCATCAAACCCCGCCCAGGCCTCTCCGTCGCGTGTCGACGTGAAGCCTGGGCGTCATTCTTTTCTAGAGACCAGCACCCCGTACGAGATCCTGGAGAAGCAGCGGCGAGAGGAAAACGAGCGCCTCGGCATCTCATGGGAGATGCCGAAAATCAGCGAGTTCTTCCAGAAGCCGGCCGCGGATCGCACGTTCGTCATGCGTGAAGAGCCGAAGGGCCCACCGACGTTCTCCGGCAGAGAGCAAACGATCCTAGTCTGCCCAGACACTCACGTTCCGTACCACGACCCTGTCGCATGGGAAGTGTTCCTGAATGTGGCGCGAAAGGTGCGTCCGGATGTGCTGGTCCTGATAGGCGACTTTGCCGATTGCGAAGCCATCTCTAGCCACACGAAGAGCCCGACCCGCCGACACAGAGTCGTCGAAGAGCTCGACGTTGTGAACGAGAAACTCGACGAGATCGACGCGCTACGCATCCCCAGAAAGATCTGGACCGAGGGCAACCACGAAAGGCGGCTCACGCGGATCGTGGCAGAGAAGGTGCCGGAATTGGATGGCATGGTGCGAACCCTTCAGGAATATCTGAAGGTCAAAGAGCGCGGCATCGAGTGGATCCCGTACTTCGAGGGGATCAATGTGGGCCGGATGTACTTTACGCACGACGTAGGCCGATGCGGCGTGAACACTGCGCGCCAATCGCTGCTCGATGTCGGCGGCAACGTTTCAGTGGGGCATTCCCACAGAGCGTCGGTCGCCTATCAAGGCACCACGAAGGGCGAAGGTCACGTCTGCTTGAACGTAGGATGGCTCGGCTCGTATGCTGAAATTAGCTACTTGCACAAGGCTCGAGCTCTGCGTGATTGGCAGCATGCTTTTGGGCTGATCGACATGGACGAGCACGGGTGCGTCTGGGGCCAGGTGATTCCAATCGTGAACGAGATGGCAATGGTCAGAGGGCAGAAGGTGGCGGCGTGAAAGTGTGCGGCGCGTGTAAGCTGAGCTTGCCACTAGCTGAATTCAGTAACTGCAAAACGCGACCAGACGGCCTGTCTTGGCGATGCAGGGGATGCGACAAGAAGGCTCAAGCCAAGTGGATTTCATCACGCGAACGGGTGCCCCCTTCGTCGAAGATATGCCCCGTCTGTAAGGCGAACAAGCCGAGTTCAGAATACTACAAGAACTCCAAAGCAAAGGACGGCATAACGTACCAGTGCAAGGAGTGCGCGAAGGCGCACGTTGCCAAGCAGCGCGCGTTGTTGCCGAAGTCTGTGCAAAAGCAGCGATCCTCTGCCAGCTACCAGCGGCACAAGGAGAAGCGCCTTGAGACTTCTAGGCAATACCGAGCGAACAATAGACAGGCAGTGTCAGCTATGACCCTGCGATGGAAGCACGCGAACAAGGCGCGGGTTACGGCGAGCGAAGAGAAGCGGAGGGCCCGTAAGAAGTCCGCCGAATCTACTGGGGTGACACCGGATCAATGGGCGGAGATCCTGGAGCAGTTCAATCACTGTTGTGCGTTCTGTCTTGAGCCAGGCACCAGCATGGACCACTTCCGACCGCTCGCGCGCGGTGGAACTCACTCCGTGGAAAACGTTGTGCCGGCCTGCGGCAGCTGCAACGCGAGCAAGCACGACGACCTGATCTTCGACTGGCTCCCACGCTTCGAGCGCAGAGCCAAGGAACAGACGCGAAAGGTAGCCGCTTGAAACCCCACACCCTAGCCCAAGTCGAGATCATCGACGCGATCGGCACGCTGATGACCGAGCTGGTCTGCGATCACTCACCGGAGGCGGCGATCAGGGCGTCGGCGATCGTGCATGCCTTCACCGTCGAGTCATTCGCCCAGGATCCGACCGAAGCTCGACGGCAACTAGACGACACCAGGGAAGCGGTCAAGCGAGCCATGCGGGAGCGTGGGCAGAGCGCGGGGATGGGTGACGTGGCTGCGGAGCTGCTGCTCTCGTGAAGTACCGCGTCCGCCTCGCCAGGCGCTCAGAGATCCAGACGTGCCGCCATCTCTACGCCGAGTTCTTCGAAGGCTGCAGGCCTCCACGCGAAGACTCGACCTGGTGGGTAGCGGTCGACGAGAACGACGAGATCGCGGGGTTCGCCAGTGCCTGCGTTGTGACCGGCGGCGTCTACTTGAACTCGGCAGGAGTGCTCGAACAGCATCGTGGGAATAGGCTGCAACGTCGGCTCATCGAAGCTCGAGTCAGGTGGGCAAAGCGGCACGGGCACAAGAGCCTCGTCACCTACACGATGCCGGACAACGCGCAGAGCATCGTTAGTCTCTGGGCCTGTGGCTTCCGGACGTTCGAGCCCGACAAGCCTTGGTGGGAACCGTGCGATCGGTGCGGCGCTCACGGGGTTCTCTACTGGACGAGGTGGATCGGGTGACACGACCGCGCGCCGTCGAAGACGCTCGCCACGAGGCTGCTCATGCAGTCGTCGGCGCGTATCTCGGGCTGTCACTGCGATCGGTGAAGCTCATCGGCGGCAAGTGGGTCGGTTACACCGAGTTTGGGTGTCCGCTGTCGAAGCGGCTACAATCAGGCATCATGTTCGCCGCTGGCCCTGCCGGCGACGCGCTACATGGGCTGACTCATCACTACGGGTGGGCTGGCGACTTCCGCGAACTGGCCGACCTATACTTCAGCAAGAGCGAGCGCCGCGTCCTGATCGACATGGCGACCCGGTACTTGCGCGGGCCGTGCAAGCGACCTTGGGAAGCCATCACGGAAGCGTTGCTGGAGCGAAACCTGAGCGGTCGAGAGATCAAGGCGTTCATCGAACACGGAGAGCAATTGGAGCCATGAAACCCTGCAAAGTCTGCCGCCAACCCCGAGGATGCTGCGTGTGCCATGTGACGATCGGTCTGCTTGACGGAGCGTGGTCGTGATCACCCTCTCCAACACCCCCGAATCCGTCCCCGGCTCCGCTCCCATCGCCGCAAGCCTCTCCGAGTCACTGGCCGTCGTCGCGCATCAGGAAGCCTGCCCGAAGCCTTGCGTGAGGCCGCCTGCTCCTGCGATTGAGCATTGGCATGCGCTCTACGACGTATTCTTCCAGCTCAGTGTGACCGACCGGGTGCGGCTTCTCGACGTGGCGCGCTCGCTGAAGACGGGGCGAGAGTCGATGATCTCGATCGGGCTACACGACGCGCTCATTGAGGCAGACGCGGTCGTTGGGTTCAGCCAGGGCAAGCACCCGCAATCGAAGTGGCGCGGCTACACGATCGAGCAGCACATCGGGAAGATCTCGAAGCATGCCGGCGCTGCACTGTTCGGTGAGCGTGTCGATCCAGAGACGGGCAAGCGGGCGCTGGCTCACGTGTTGGCCAGGGCGGCGATGGCGTTGCAGCTAGACTTGGAAGAGTCGAGTCGAAGGTGATATAAGACTTAAGCCGATGCGGTTCGCCGACTCGGCATCCCGGCCGCCACCGTCTCACTGTGCGGGAAGGATCTTGGCCTTCGGTGAGTGCGGTGGCGGCGGTGTTCTCTTCGGTAGCCCTGACGTCCACCCGCATGGCGAAAGCCCGGTGAGGCGTCAGGGCATGCCTCTGACTCACCATGGCTATCCTCCTCCGTGTACCATTCAAGATCCCAGCTCGCTGGCGCGAAGAAGCTCGCACCTGTGTCTCACCCTCGTACTGGCGGCAGATCAAGAAGCGAGCCGAGTCGAAGCCGTACCGGCGCGCGGTTAAGCGGTTCTTGGAGCCGAAGTGATGGCCAAACGCGACCCGTACCACCAGTCACGCTGCCGCTACGAGTGGTGCTCTCACTGCTCCGACAGTGACGACGTGCGCCACCAGATCCGCCGAGCTCGCCACGCGGGCAAGAGGGAGGCGCATGCGGCGGTGATTGACCAGAACGAGGTCGTGTTCGAGAGCTGGTACGCCGACTTTCTGGTACGCGAGGCAGCCCACGACAACGCTGAACCATGCTCGTCAGCGGAGCCGTCGTGCTTCATCGCGTTCGCTACGATCTGCGACGCGCTGACCTAGACCAAACTCTTACGCCCCGCCTCGGTGTGCACGCCGTGGCTGGGTAACGCGGGGCCGCGACATGCCCCACTAACCGCCGTCGGGCTCCTTAATGGGAGTTCGGCGGCGTTTTGCTTTGTCAAGCATAGCGCTATCGTGGCGCAACGACACAGGCGACGCACCCTAGGCGCATGTCTCCCCAAGCAAGAAACGAATTACTCAGAATCGCCCGCACGTTTGCCGCCAATGGGTTCAACACGCGTCTCGCCTACCAATACGGGCAGCACTCTGATGAACTCATCCGCCTCGGTATGCTCAAGTTCCAGGCAAAAGCATGTGTACTCACGCCGATCGGTATCGTGTGGTGTACCGAGAACTACGAGAGCGAATGACGCGCTAGCATACGAGACGCGGAAGCCCGCTGTCCCCCACAACAGGGATGGCGGGCTTCCGCGTTCTGTACTTATATTATATGCTCAGCTTTACGCGACGATCGGGCAGCACAGCCGTGACCTCGATGTCGCCACCAAGTGCGCGCAACACACGACGCAACGTGGAGACACGGTGGTCATCTCGGCGCTCGATCTTCGAGAACTCGCTCTGCGTCATCTCCGCAGCGGCAGCCACCTGCTCCTGCGTCAGGTCTAGTTCCTTGCGGAGCTGAGCAAGGGTCATCTCCAGCAGATCAATCTGCACGCGGGCATCGACGCGCCGGATCTGCTCTTCTGAGAGGCGCCCCCGCTTTACGTCATTCCACTTGTGCAGTTTCATGGAGGTACTCCTTCCAGATGCGCTCAGAGACCGGGATCATGGTCTCATAGAAGCGGTTGTCGTTGGTCTTGTCGCCGCCAATGAGTAGGACGGCTTGTCGCGCAGGGTCGAATGCATAGAACACGCGGAACGGTCGACCATTTGACTGAACGCGAAGCTCACGTAGTGCAAAGGACGCGCCCTTGATGTCGCTAGAGCGCGGGAAGCCCAAGTTAACACCTTGGTCCTCAAGCACACCAATCGCAGCACCAACGTCTTCGACGCCGGAGTCGTCGAGCGCCTCGTACCACTCTCTGAAGTTGTCGGTAACGATGACCTCGACCACGGAACCAATATGACACCCGGTGAATAGTCTGTCAACAGACTGTAAACAATCCGTCAACAACGGAAATCAGCGGCTTACCCTCTCCGAGATCGTCGGCACATCCAGCCACGGCTGCTTCGCGATCTCGGCCTCGCATTCCTCGCGAGTCGCCCAGTGCTGCCAGGGCTTGGGTGGGATGGTGACGAGCCGCTGCTGCCGGTCGTAGTAGGTGGCTGAACCATCGGCGTAGACGCGGCGAATGTAGCCGTCGATTGCCGCATGGTAGCGGTCGGCGTCGCCGTTGAAGAAGCGACACCAGACGGGCCCGTTCTTGGCCCAGGTCACTCGCCCACCCTCGCCGCCAGCTTGGCCACCAGGTTCGCCTTGGCCAGCTCCCTGGTCGCGCCGGCAGCCGTGACCCTGACGCCGCCGAACTCCAGGATCGCGCAGTAGCCGCCGTCGCGCATTAGTTCGTAGGCGATCTCGCAGGTTTGGCCGCTGGCTAGGTGGATGGTCTCGGTGAGGAAGGGCACGCGGTTGGCGTAGCACTGGTGGCCGACTAGAGCAGCCCTACCTCGCGATCGGGCTCAAGGCTTCCGTGCTTTCGCCACAGGTCCAGCGCGCGCCCAACCAGCGATAGCGCTTGACCCTTCGTTGCGCACACGCCCTGGATGCCCATGCGCACACCTGGGTCGTCAGTCGTGATCAGGGTCAGGCTCGCCTCGTCGTCTTCGAGCGTGAACATGTAGCGGCCGGCCATGTAGTACGAAAGGATCTTGAACTTGCCTTCGTGGCGTGAGTGGCCACGGTCATTCGACGCCACTAGGAACTCACGCAGGCCGCCGTACCAGACGTCGCGGTCGAACTCCTTGGTCGCGGCTTCGATGGCGTCCAGGGCGGCGACTGCTTCCGGTGGAGCATGGGACGGCGCATGCGGCCGAGCCCGATCAAGTGACGCCTCGACCATGGTCTTGGTCGTCAGCACGCCGGTCTTCAGGAACGCGGCATTGCGCTCCTTGCGGTCACAGTCGAAGCAGATGGCGCGCACCAGCTTCTCTCCCTCGTAGACGTACGAGTAGCCGCGCTCGAGGCTGGCTGGGCAGGTGTCGCAATGCGTGGGCTCGACTCGTTGCGTTTCCATCACTCCCCCGCCTTCGGATACGCCGCGGCCAGGAGCGCGTCGGCACGCTTGTGCCAGTCCTCGTAGGCAGCAGGTCCACCCTCGACACGGTTGGCGTGCACGCTGAGGTTACCGCTGTCTCGCAGCTCCCGCAGCATCCCGAGCGCCGCGATCCCGAGGATCACCAGGGTGTCGGCCTCGGGGTTGAGGCGGTCGAGAACGGCGCGGATGCTCTTGACTGTGTCAAGTGACCCCCTGGCGTCGTGATACGCGATGGCATCATACGAGCCCTCGCCCGCCGCCTCCTCCCGTTCGATCGTGACTGCGGATTCGGCTTCGATCCTGTCGAGCTCCGCGCGCACTGGCGCAAGCAGGGCTGTCAATTCGGATTGGGATAGCTTGGTCACTTCATCCTCCACTTTCCGGCCGCCTCGTAAAAGTCAGCCCCATTCTTCCGCGCTGGCCGGTTGATGTGCTGCAAGGCCCACTTCCAGAACCTGACCGTGCAGGCGTAGCAGGCGAGCATTCTGGAGCCGTAGCGCGAGCCGGTCGAGTCGTGCACGGCGGGGTCGTTGCAGAAGTTGCAGCGCACTACAGCTCCGGAGTGAGCGCTGGTTTTCGCAAGATGTCCCGCAGCGCCCTGAGTTGCGCATTTGTCAGACCTTCGACTGATGCGCGTTTGAAGCAGTTAACCGCATCGCAGACCTCGCCCACCGCGATGACCCGCTCCCATTCGGCGAGCGTGTAGAGGCGAAAGTGACGGTAGACCTTGTCGCGATCGTTGCCGGTCTCGATCTCGAAGTCGTGGCCGCCCGCCGTCACGAACTTGCGACCAACCTTCTCAATCTTGGTGTGCTTGGGCCTGGCGTTGACGTTGGTCACCACGCAATCGTCGCCGACGTTCCACTTGCTCATCCTCGTCTCCCTTGAATACGCCTCTTCACTCGGGCCAACCAAATCCAGCTCCGTCGACAATCGCCCAGCCGCTTAACCACGCCGTTCCGCACGGTGACTCGGCGGCCGTCGACGGTGGCGCGCTCGTAGCCGAAGCGGCGCAGTGCTTCGGTCAAAGTCTCGTCCGGGTGTAGCGTGACTTCGGATGCGGCGGCGTCGACGATCGCCTGGTACTCGTCGCCCCACAGCGGTATGCGCCAGGGGGCGAGGTCGAGCGGAGGGGTGAGCTTGATGGCAAGTTGGGTCATAAATCACGGCTCATATCTGGCCACAACTGACACCATCCACGGCGGCCCGACCGGAAGCGCTCGATCAATTACGCGTGTCTCACAATCTCGAAGTCGAGTGATCGTCTGCGCGGCACGGCGTGCACGATCCAGCTTGCAATCTGTCCCCACGGCAACGAACGCGGTCCCATCGAAGCTCTGAATCAGAAATTGCTCGCTCATGACGCCTAAAGCCCGCTCACCCCGTGGCGAGTCGGGCTCTACTGGCTTTCGCCAGCACGGCGGCATGGGCGCCTCCTGTTGTTTGCGGAACCAGGTTCCTGGCACCCGAAAGCCCGGGTCACCTCGCGGCAACTCCGGGCCAGTCGGCTCCGTCGTCCCCTACTCCACCGTCACCGGCGTCAAGCTCCAGCCAAGGCGCAGTCGCGTCGTCAGCTCAGCGCTAGCGGTCTTGTATCCCCAGACGACGGTGCGCCCGTCCTCGTGAACCTGAACCGGCGCCGTCCCCTCGCCGAAGACGAAAACCACTTCACTGTCGTCCTTCCAGATGCGGATCGTGCTGGCTGATTTGGTCATGCTGTGTCCCTCCACGCGCCTAAGGCCCGGACTCGCGCTTTCCGCGAGTGCCGGGCCAGCCGGTGACGCAGTCGCGATCACCTGATCTCGCACTCACTCACCTTGCCGTAGCCGCGCCTAACGAGATTGTCGATGTAGCCGCTGGCCGAGTCGTGAGAGCAGGAGCGAATGAAGACGCCGTGTCGGTAGATGCATACCGAGTCCCGATCGAGTGGCTCTACCTTGGTCGAGATGGCGTCAATGAGTGAGTTGCGGGTGGTGTCGGTGGCAGCGGCGTTGTTCATAGAGGCAGAGTGACATCCGTTGGCGCCAACGTCAATCACTTTCTTTCATCGATCTCGACGTGGCGCTTAACCCACTCCCACAGTGACTCACCTCGGCGATCCGCGAGCGCTCGCAGGCGCTTCACAAGGCCAAGTTCCTTCGGCATGCGGATGTTCGCGCGCTCCCATTTGGCGTTCAGGTACTCTTCCGAAGGCGTGTCGCTAGATCCTCTCACGGGTCGCTTCTTCTTTGGCATGGGCGCGCTAGCCTACCGGGCCGGGGTCGCGAGGGCGAGGGGTCAGTCGAGGGGCTTGCCATCGAGCCACACGACGCACGTAATGTGCGCGTGTTTCTTCAGCGCGTCCGCGACGGCGCGCGCGTGAAACTCCGAGGTGTAATTGATCAGGCCGACATTCTCGCGCTGCGAGAAGCGCTCGAGTTCCGCGTGCTCGTGAGGTTTCTTGGAGCGAATCTGGTAAGTCACTGGTGCCTCCACGCCCTCGAGCCCGGGGCCCGCGGTTTGCCGCGAGTGCCGGGCCGGGTGGGCCTAGGGGCGATCAGCGAGTCCAGGTCCAGACGATCTCGCCCTTTCGTCGCACCATGATTCGGTTGACCTTCTCGTTCTTCTGCCAGGCCTGCACGTCCGACCACGCGTGTTCCCTGGAAACGAGCACAGAGCCGCGGCGGCCTCGGCTCATGAAAAGCACGCCGTCAACCGTCGAAGCCTCCGCAATCACCTTTGTCTCGTTCACGTTCAACATGAAGATACCCTGCCACACCGTTGGCGCCAACGCCAGCGATGGTCTGTCGGTTATTCTCACTTCAGCCTTTTCTGGCTCCAGAAATCGTCACCCCTTCCCCGCCAACCTGATCACCACCCCATCCGGCCGCTTCAACTCGTAGGCCGCGATGGCGAACTTCCGCTCGGGGTAAGCCTGCGCCCACTTGCGGCGACATGAGCGAGCCTCGGCTTGGGTCCAGGCGGCGGCTTCGACGATGTGGCCGGTTGCGTCGAGGATGCAGCGGATTTGACGTGGCGCGATCACTTGCTCGCCTCCCCGCTCTGCGTCCCCAGCTCCGCCTCGATGCGGTCCTCAATGTCCACTAACCAGTGCCCTCGCTTGAACGCCGCCAGCGCTTCCCCCAGCAGCGACCGAAGCCTCTCGTTCTCGTCGGCGGCGTCGAGGAGCTGGCCGAGGCTGTTGCGAGCGGCGGCGCACAGGTCTCCATCGGCGGCAGTCCAGAACGCCGGAGCTGTGAATATCGGCGACTTCCCCGGGCAAAAGGATGGGCCCCGCTCGGTGAATAGGCACGGGTCGCCTTCCGTGCCCTTCGCATCGTTGTCGTGTCGCCACGGCCCCGGCGTCGCCTCCTTCTCGAGCCTCCGCAGCTCCACCACCGTTTCGCGCAGTGGTTTCATCGGCGCCTCTTGGTGAGCTGCTCGCGCATCTTCTCGGTCACCATCGTGAGGGCGCGAGACGGGGCAGGCAGCGGGTTCTCCGGATGCGTGATGTCGGCGTGTTCGCGAACGCTGCCGACCGAGTCTCTGAGCAACTCAACCTCCACGCGACCGTCGCACCGAACACCGACATGGGCGCCCCAGATTCCGAGCTCCTGGCACAGCGCGGCGAGTTCGCGGCAAGCGGTGTCCAGACTGGTGCTCATCGCCCCGCCTTCCTTCGCTTCGGGCGCTTCGGCTTGCTGACGCCCCACCTGATGAGACGAGAGCAGAGAGCAAGGTTCTGCTCTTCAGCAGCCCTAGCGAACTCACTGAGTTCAGCGCCGGCAACGGTGCCCTCTATGACGACCACCGGGGCCTCACGCTCTGCCTTGGTCATCGCTATCACTTCACCTTCTTCGGGCGCTTCGGCAGCGCGAGCTCGACCTCGTTGCTGACAGGCCTCGTGACGAACTTGCAGCGCGGAGCTACCGTTCGGAGGGTTTCATCGATCTCGATGCGCGCTTGTCTGCGGAAGTCGAATCCGGTGGCAGCAAGCCACTCCGAACCGTCCGGCTCTCGCGCCACGACCACCCACGACGTCCAGCGGTAGACCTGTTTCGCCATCTCACCCACCTCCGCCCGCGTCGGGCTTTGCCTTGGGCAGGAGCGTCTCCAGCGCATTGCAGATCAGGCGCACGGACTCGCCCTCTGCGCCGTCGTTATGCTTCCAGGCCTCTCGAGCGAACGCCATGGCTCCGCGGACCTTGGCGACACGCCACTCTGGTAGCTCCACCCGCTCGACCGGCACGCCGGCAGGGGCTCGCACAGCCGCTCCGATTCGGTCACGCAAGACGCTGTCGTCGGTGACAGGCGCTCCTTCGAGGAGTGCGCAGTCGAGAATCAGGTCGAACGCCCAGGCCTGCCACGCGCCGAGCGGTGTGTCCGCGTAGTGCCCTTCCCACGGTAGCGCCTCCCCCCGCTTCGGGTCGGGCTCTTCGGTGGCCGGCTCTATCCGGTGAGGCTTCCGAGTCCCTGAGTTGTGCTCGCAGTTCGAGCAGACAGGCTGCCCGCAGCATCGACGCGTCGCTGGCTTGCCGCAGTCGCGCTCTCCCGGGTCGTCTGGGAACACGTCGCGATCGGTCGGCCACGCGATCACCATCTCGCAAACAAGGTCAGCCACCGGGCACCTTCCTCCCCAACTCTTGCTTCAGCGTCTCGATCTTGCCCCTGCGCTCCGACAGCGCGGCCATGTGCTCG